TGGCATCATTAGCAGAAATTCGCGCAAGACTAGCCGCTAGCGAATCAAAACAAGGCGGACAATCCACAGGTGGTGACAATTCAATTTACCCACACTGGAATATGGAGGAAGGTCAGTCATGCACCTTACGATTCCTACCCGACGGCAACACCAAAAACACATTCTTCTGGCAGGAACGGGCCATGATTCGCTTGCCATTCAATGGCATCAAAGGCGAAATGGAATCAAAACAGGTGTATGTACAGGTGCCCTGCATGGAAATGTGGCAAGAAACTTGCCCAGTGCTCACAGAAGTACGCACCTGGTTCAAGGACAAGGCTCTAGAAGACATGGGTCGCAAGTATTGGAAGAAGCGCAGTTATATTTTCCAAGGTTTTGTACGTGAGAATCCACTCACTGATGACAAGGCTCCTGCCAATCCAATCCGTCGCTTCATCATTGGTCCACAGATCTTTACCCTGATCAAAGGTGCCTTGATGGATCCAGAACTGGAAGAATTGCCAACGGATTATCTCAAAGGTTTGGATTTCCGCATCAGCAAAACAGCCAAAGGTGGATTTGCCGACTACAACAGTAGTAAATGGGCACGTAAGGAAACAGCACTTGATCAAGTTGAGCAAGCAGCCATTGCTGAATACGGTCTGTTTGATTTGAGCACATTCTTGCCTAAGAAACCCAGCGAAGCTGAGATCAAGGTCATCAAAGAAATGTTTGAAGCTTCAGTAGATGGTCAAAGCTATGATGCCGAACGTTGGGGTCAGTATTTCCGCCCAGCAGGTGTAACAGCACCAGCAGGATCCACTACGGAATCCTCATCTGCACCAACTCTGTCAGCACCAGCACCTGTAGTAGAAGATGCATTTGGTGACGAAGAGCCAGCAGTAGCAAGTGCTCCGGTAGCTGCCAAGCCAACTACTCAAAAGGCCGAAGATATTTTGGCCATGATTCGTAGCCGTCAAAAGCAGTAAATCGTGTTTTCGGAAGTAGATAGTATTATCTTCCCGGGTAGCTGTGAGGTAATTCAAGTTGCCTCACAGCGTTTTGTCTTTCCTATTTTTAAATGTGGACGTTCATCTCTACATCAAAGCATGGAATCCAAAGGATGGACATTTGTACCGGTACAAGATATTTGCAAGATAACAGATCCAATCACTGTATTCTTAAGAAACCCAAGAGAACGTTTTGTAAGCGGCATAAACACTTATCTGCAACACTTGGAACTAGACAGCAACGGTCTAGACTTGCATACAGCATTGTATTTTGTCAATCAGTACTTGTTTTTAAATAGGCATTATGCCCCACAATTTTTTTGGTTGTTAAACCTAGCTCAGTTTTCTCGAGATGACACGTTGGTGACATTTTGTGATATTGCAGACATCGGTTTATTGACCAGCAGACACAGTCATGCCGAAGTGGATCCGTTGACAGATGAACTACAACAACGGATTGATTCGTTTGATTGGTCAAAAGTAGAATTATATTTTTATCTAGATCAATTGTTGCTAGATTATATCGGCAAAACAGTTACCATACGTGAAGTAATTGCCGATATAAAAACTAATCATAGTGAACTGTATGATTTGATATTTCAAAAAACTTTAAACACTGTAAATGTATTGTCCTAGACTAGAACACTTTGTTAGATTCAATCCCAATGGAACTGTGAGCCGTTGCGGTCACATGGTCGATCCTCCACAATTTACCAGCCTGATTAATATGAACGCCAGCTCATGGTTGGCCAACACACGTGAACTCATGCACCTGGATCAGTGGCCTGCCGAATGTGTGCGGTGTCGAGAAACTGAACAAGAAACAGGAACCAGCATACGTAAGCATGCTATACAGGTCGATTCGGCAACCCAACAGAGAAATTATCTTCAGGTTGGTGGTGTGCTGGATAACTTGTGTAATGCTGCTTGCCTCATGTGCGATCAACAACTCAGTACCAGAATAGGCAGTTTGCACGGGCGTGAGTTTCCTATAGTAGATAACAGCAAGTCTTTTTGGAGTTTGCCGCAGGATCGCATTGTGCATTTGGATATCAACGGCGGTGAGCCTAGTTATAGTAAAAATTACAAACGTGTCTTGGCCAATCTTCCACCTAATCTCAAAACACTCAGACTCAATACAAACTGTAGCACAGTGTTGACAGAACTGACTGAGATTGCAGAACGTGGTATTGAAGTCACTGTGACAGTGAGTTGCGATGGCATAGGTGCTGTACACGAAGCAGTAAGATGGCCCTTGAGCTGGACAGATTTTTATACGAATTTAATGGCATACAAAGACATGCCGGTTAGACTAAATCTTTGGACCACGGTCAGTGTGTTGAATGTGGATGACCTACCCAACATACAGGCCTTTGCACAAGAACATGGTATCGATCACGAATACGCTTATCTCAAGGATCCAGAACCTCTGGCAGTGAATAATCGTGGATCAGAGGCCAGCATGGCATACATACGCATGCAAAAAACTCTAAGAGGGATTGAGTGAAAATAGCTATTACAGGACATTCGGCCGGCATTGGTGCTGCTTTGGCCAGAGCTTACCAAGAACACGGTCACGAGGTTGTTGGGCTCAGCCGCCGCGACGGCAACAACATTCGCAACACTGCAAAAATTTGTGATCAAATTGAACCTTGTGATGTGTTTGTAAACAATGCACAGTCTGGCTATGCTCAAACAGAGTTGCTGTTTGAAATGGCACAACGCTGGACCAACACCAGAAAACACATCATAGTCGTCAGCACCATGATGACGCAGGATCCTATGAGTTGCTTGCCAGGGCTAGACATGGATCACTATCGCATGCAGAAATTCACATTGGAACAGTCGGTACACCAACTGCGTAATAGAAATTTATATGTGCAATTTACCATTGTGCGTCCGGGCGACATTGCTACCAATGTAAACAAGACTGTGCCTCCATCGGCAGATCCAGACAACTGGGCCCGAACATTGTTGGCAACCTTTGACATGGCTCAAGCCAACGGACTAGTGATTCCCGACATCAGTTTAGGACCAGCATACCAATGACACCCAAGGACATGTTGACCAATCCATATTTTTGTCCTATTCCCTGGACTGGACTCATGTACAATGTGGATGGCACAGTAAAAAACTGCATACGCAGTGCCGAGCCCATTGGCAATATTGCAGATGCTCCTATTGAAAATATCTTGTTGGGACAAAAAAATTGTCACACACAACAAAATATTGATCAAGGACGTCCGGTGGCGAGATGTCAGCCCTGTTATCATTTGGAACGTGGTAAACCCGGACACGACATTGTGAGCGATAGAATTTTTTACATACGAGAACTCAAACAGGTACCAGTCGACACATATCAACCCGGTAATTTTGACCTGCAAACTGTTGATGTACGCTGGACCAATCTGTGCAACTTTGCCTGTGTGTATTGCGGACCAGAATTCAGCAGCAGATGGAGTGCTGAACTGGGAGTATCCTTGCCGCAACCCGCACCAGAACAGCAACAGGACTTTAAAGATTATATTCTGACCCAAGCACCACGCCTGCGACATGTATATCTAGCCGGTGGCGAACCTTTGCTGATGAAGGAGAATCTTGAGCTGTTGGATAGATTAGATCCAGAGGTCACAATCAGAGTCAATACCAATCTCAGCAGAACCGACACACAAGTGTTTGAACGCATTTGTGAATTTAAAAATGTGCATTGGACCATAAGCGTAGAAAGCATGGACACGGAATTTGAATACATTCGTTTTGGCGGTGCCTGGCAAGATTTTGTAGGCAATCTCAAGCATATCCAATCTTTGGGCCACAAGATTTCGTTTAATATGATTTGGTTCTTGTTAAATCCCAGATCAGTTTTTGACTGTGTGGACTTTTTGAAAAGCCTGGGTTTTCACAACAACAGTTTTGTGATTGGTGCATTATTGGGTCCAGAGTACCTAAACATTAGACATTTACCAGATCATATGTTACAATTACTACAAACCGAACTGCAAAGTAGGATTGATCAACAACCAGGGTATCTATTAGAGGACAGTTATCGAAACATGTTGCATTATATACAACAACCGTTTGATAAAGATCTAGCAGGATCCTTGCAACAGATAAGCCAGTTGGATCAGCGTAGAGGATTAAACAGTAGAGAAATTTTTACAGACTTATACAAATTTAAAGAGGAAAACTAACATGGCAAAACCATTTGACGTATCAAAATTCCGCAAGGACATTACCAAGAGCATTGATGGTCTATCAATCGGATTTAACGATCCTACAGACTGGATCAGCACAGGTAACTTTGCACTCAACTACTTGATCTCAGGCGACTTTAACAAGGGTATTCCGTTAGGCAAGGTCACTGTGTTTGCAGGCGAGTCTGGCGCAGGCAAAAGTTATTTTTGCTCAGGCAATATCATCAAGAATGCACAAGAACAAGGCATCTTTGTTATCTTGATTGATTCAGAAAACGCACTTGACGAAGACTGGCTCAAAGCACTTGGAGTAGATACCGGCGACAGCAAACTGCTCAAGCTCAGCATGGCCATGATTGATGACGTGGCCAAAACAATCTCCACATTCATGAGTGACTACAAGGCACTTCCAGACGGTGAGCGACCAAAGGTCCTGTTTGTAATTGACTCTCTGGGCATGTTGCTTACACCCACAGACGTTAATCAGTTTGATGCAGGCGAGATGAAAGGCGACTTGGGTCGCAAGCCCAAGGCACTCACAGCACTTGTTCGTAACTGTGTCAACATGTTTGGTAGTTATAATGTGGGCTTGGTATGTACCAACCATACCTATGCCAGCCAGGACATGTTTGATCCAGATGACAAGATCTCCGGTGGCCAAGGCTTTATCTATGCATCCAGCATTGTGGTGGCCATGAAGAAGATGAAGCTGAAGGAAGACGAAGATGGCAACAAGATCACCGACGTCATGGGTATCCGTGCCGGCTGTAAAGTGATGAAAACACGCTATGCCAAACCATTTGAAGGTGTACAGGTCAAGATTCCGTACGAAACAGGTATGAATCCCTACTCGGGCATGGTAGACATGGCCGAGAAACGCGGCCTGCTGAAGAAGGAAGGCAATAGCCTAGCGTTTGTGACCAGCGATGGCGAAATCATCAAACAGTTCCGCAAGAAGTGGGAAAGCAATGAAAATGGATGCCTAGACAAGTTGATGGTAGACTTCAACAATCAAAAAACGGTAAGTACTGAAGAACCAGCCACGGAGGAATAATAGATGTCAGTAGAATTAAGCAAAGAAATCTGGAATGAACTCAAGCGTTATGTTAATCCACAAGATCGTAGAGAGGCCGCTGAGACCTTGGTATCAGTCCTGATCGACAACGATGTGGCAGCAGATGAAATCAAAGACACATTTAAAAGCGACACAGAAGTCAAGCATGCATTGGCCAGTTATCTCAAAGATCATGAAGAAGAATACGACGAAGAAGAAGACGAGGAAGAAGAGGACGACGATTATTAATGTCTCAAAAGTATTTTCCTATCAAGACAGCCACAGCTTGTCAGTTGAAATGGACCTGGAGCACAGTCAGACTATTCAATGCCACAACCAACAGTTGTCACCGAGTCGATGCTGATCCTATTACAGCAGATACCTTTGTAAATTTTCATAATACACCTAAAAAACTAGCAGATCGTGAATTGATGTTGCAGGGGCAATGGCCCAAGGGAGGATGCGAGTACTGTCAACACATTGAGGAGTCTGGCGGACACAGTGATCGCATGATGCAGTTGGAAGTGCCAGATCTGGTGCCACCCGAGTTGGAACAACAATCCAATGCGGTGTCAGTGACTCCTAAAATTTTAGAAGTGTACTTTGACAATCTGTGCAACATGAGTTGTCTGTACTGCACCAACACAGCCAGCAGCAGGATCGATTACGAAAATCGTCATTTTGGAGTGTTTGAGAAACACGGAGTTACCATACAGAACGACGACGTCAGGTCTGATCGTTTTGAACAACTGGGCGAAGCACTATGGGCATGGATGCAGGACCATGCACAGGACCTGTCTAGATTTCATGTGCTGGGCGGCGAACCATTTTATCAGGTGCAGTTTGATCGCTGTTTAGATTTTTTTGATAACAATCCTTGTCCCAATCTGGAACTCAACGTGGTTTCCAACTTGATGATCAACAATAACAAACTACAGGCCATCATTGGTCGCATACGAAATCTTATGGCACAACGCAAACTCAAACGCTTTGATCTGACCTGTAGCATTGATAGTTTTGGATCTGAACAAGAATACGTACGATACGGATTAGATCTTGCACAGTGGAAACAGAACTTTGAATATGTGGTACAACAAAAATGGATCTATCTCAATATCAATCAGGTTTTGTCCAGTTTGACTTTGAAACAGGTGCCAGATCTGTTATACTATATCGATCAGCAACGACAACATAGAAAAATACATCACCATTTTGGAACACCAGTTGGAACCTATGATTTTTTACATCCAGAAGTGTTTGGGCCTGGCTACTTTGATTCAACATTTGAAGCAATACTAAAACTCATGCCCGACACTACAACACAAGAAAAAACAGCACGTGACTACATGCTGGGCATACAAGGTCAAGTAAATAGTTGTACTCGTAATCAAGATGCAATCGATCGACTGGGCGTGTATCTTGATGAAATAGATCGTCGCCGTGGATTATCGTGGCGCGAAACTTTTCCCTGGTTAACAAAGGAAATCAATCATGTGGTATAGTCGTGTAGTGGCAGATCTTGGATCAATCCCAGACTTTATATCGCACTATGAAACAGAGCTGATAACAGCCAAACTGGACTGCCGCATTGGCGGCCTGGTTGAAAAAAACATAACCGCCTTGCCGGGCATTACCGAACATAGATTTAATCAACTACAAGAGATCGAAGCAGTGCTAAATTATCTCAACATACAGTTACGAAAGATACGCAGAAAACATTTTCAAAAATATCTGGA